TACACAAGGTGATGAAGATACAGATTCAGAAGATTGGATAGAGAAAAATAAACAAGTTATATCTGATCAACAACCAGAGTAATCAACAATGGCTGTAGAAATTAGCAGAGCGGATATTAGATCCGAGGAGTTTTTAGAGTTACAATCTGAGACACGCTTCTTAAAACTCCCAGTAAGTGAGTATTTAGATTTGCTGGGAGTCACTCCTTTACCTTCTCAGGTAGCTATAATAAATGCGATAAATAATAATAAATATCGTTTTGTTTGTGCCGCAGTAAGCCGCAGACAGGGTAAAACGTATATCGCAAACATAATCGGGCAGCTAGTGTCACTAGTTCCCGGGTCAAACATTCTAATCATGTCCCCCAACTACTCGCTGTCTCAGATTTCTTTTGACTTGCAGCGCAATCTCATAAAGCACTTTGATTTAGAAGTCGCAAAAGATAACGCAAAGGATAAAGTTATTGAGTTAACGAATGGGTCGACAGTTAGGATGGGCTCAGTAAACCAGGTTGATTCTTGTGTAGGAAGAAGTTACGACTTAATTATATTTGACGAAGCGGCGTTGGCAGACGGACGCGATGCGTTTAATGTTGCACTTCGTCCAACGTTGGATAAGGATAATTCTAAAGCTATCTTTATATCAACCCCTCGGGGCAGGAACAACTGGTTTGCAGAGTTTTTTGATAGAGGATTTAATGATGAATTCCCAGAGTGGTGCTCGATTCGAGCGACTTATAAAGATAATCCGCGCATGTCTGCTTTGGATATTGCGGAAGCTAAAAAAAGTATGTCCGACGCTGAGTTCCGTCAAGAATATGAAGCGGATTTCAATACTTACAAAGGTCAGATATGGAACTTCAAACACGAAGAGTGTGTCACCAACAATGAGGCATTGGATATCACTGGTATGGATGTATTTGCTGGCCTTGATGTCGGTTACCGTGATCCTACTGCTTTCTGCGTAATTGCTTATGATTGGGACAACGAGCAGTATCATGTACTTGCCGAATATCTTGATGCTGAAAAAACAACGGAACAACATGCCCTCAAAATTCAAGAATTTATTGATATCTACGATATTGATTACATTTACATTGATTCTGCTGCTCAGCAAACTCGATTTGACTTTGCACAAAATTACGACATCAGTACTATCAACGCTAAAAAATCCGTACTTGATGGAATTGCACATGTAGCCGGTATAGTAGATAACGATAAACTACTTGTAGATCAACGTTGCGGCGAAGTTTTGTCTTGTTTAGATCAGTACCAGTGGGATCCAAATCCAAACTTGGCTAAAGAAAAACCGAAGCACAATCGCGCGTCTCACATGGCTGATGCACTAAGGTATGCATTGTATTCATTTGAAACAAGTCAGACTGGGTTTTAATGAGACCTACAAAAAATAGTGTTTGACAATTTATGTTAAGGGAGCTATAATTCCAAATATGAAAAAGCTCAAAAGAGATCCGATAAAATATATTCGGGACAGAGCCAAATCAAAGTATGAAAAAGGATCGTCGTGTGAAATTTGTGGAGATACGGTCCAATTAGATTTTCACCATTTTTATACTCTTGCCCCTTTGCTGAGGGAATGGTTAAAGGAAAAACAAAAAGAACGCCCAGAACATTATACTGACGAATACATAGTTATCTGGCGGGACGAATTTATAGAAGATAAGTGGGCGGAGCTTTATAACGACACTGTTACTTTGTGCCACAAACATCATTTAGAGTTGCACAGACTTTACGGTAGAAATCCACCCTTAGTCACAGCAAAGAAGCAAATGCGCTGGGTAGAGATTCAAAGAGAAAAACATGGCATGGTATAATTTTTGGCAGAGCGAAAAAGCTGATATAGAGGAGAAACTAAATCCTGCTCAGCCCTACTATGACCATAAAACAGAGCCCTCTCGAGAAAAAGTAGTAAACTACGAGAGAGCCTATGAAGACCTCGAAATTGTTAATCGAGGCGTAAATTTAATTGTTGACGATGCATCAGAAATTCCTATTGCCGTCAGCGGACAAGTTCAAGGCATGTCTAGTGTCGTAAAAGGTATTAAGCGTTCACGAGTAGACCTTTTATTGAATAAAGAGCCGAACCCTTTTCAGGACATTAGCACTTTTCGCCGGAACTTAATTACAGATTATTTGTTGGATGGTAACATCTTTATTTATTTTGATGGTGTACATATGTACCATCTTCCAGCAAACAAAGTAACTATTCATGCAAGTGATACTACTTATATTGAAAAGTTTACATTTAATGAGCAAGTAAGCTATAAGCCAAGTGAAATTATTCACGTAAAGGACAACTCTTTCTATTCTATATATCGAGGCGTTTCACGCCTAAAGCCCGCACTCAGAACAATGATATTAATGAGAAGTATGCGGGACTTCCAAGATAACTTCTTCAAAAATGGGGCCGTTCCAGGTCTTGTACTCAAGTCACCGAACACCCTATCAGAGAAGATCAAAGAAAGAATGATCCAGTCTTGGTCAGCTCGTTATCGACCAGACGCAGGCGGTAGACGCCCTCTTATTTTAGATGGCGGTATTGAGATAGACTCTTTTGCAAATGTTAATTTCAAAGAGTTGGATTTCCAGAGTGCAATTGCAGAAAACGAAAAGATTATATTAAAAGCACTCGGTGTACCTCCAATTCTTTTAGACTCAGGGAATAATGCAAACATTCGACCAAATATGAGAATGTATTACCTTGAGACAATTCTTCCCATTGTACGAAAAATTAATTTTGCAATGGAAAGACACTTTGGGTTTAAGTGCCAGGAAGACATTACGAATATTCCAGCACTACAACCAGAATTACGAGACCAGTCGCAGTACTACTCTGCACTGGTTAATACTGGGATTATTTCCCCCAACGAAGCCCGCGATGCTCTTGGATTTGACCCAGTAGAAGGATATGATGATCTGCGGGTACCTGCAAATATTGCAGGAAGCGCGGCAAACCCAGACGAAGGTGGTAGACCACCAGAAGGAGATGAAAGTGAGGATTAGAGGACGTAAGCAAGCATTAGATTCTCTTGTGATGTATATGATGGAAAAAGGCAAGATTCTTACTCGGCACGAGTATAGTAGACAATCTGATGTTCCTCTTCGACTAGGACAAGTAGATAACTACTTCGGTAATTGGTCACGACTTGTTGCTATTATGGAAAATGAATATCCGGATGCGTGGGCAGAAATTCACGCTCCAGAACCCGAGCCAGCTCCCGAGCCAGCTCCCGAACCTGCTCCTGCTGCTGATCCACTGGCGGCACTGAGCAAGGCTGCAAAAGCAGAGAAGAGTGAAGACTAATGGAAAAGATTTTTAATCTTACCTCGACCTTCAAGGCTTTGGATGAAGACGACTCTGGCGTTAATATCACTGGTTACGCAAGTACTAAGGATTTTGATCGCGCCGGAGATACGATTATGCCAGAGGCGTGGACAAAGGGTGGACTGAACAACTTTGAAAAGAATCCCATTATTCTTTTCAATCACAATTATGACAAGCCTATCGGACGTGCAACAGGACTTAAAGTCACTGAAAACGGTCTCGAAATGAAGGCTAAAATTTCTAAATCGGCACCTGAAAATGTGGCGACGTTAGTTAAAGAAGGTATCCTTGGAGCTTTTTCTGTTGGTTTCCGAATCAAGGATGCTGATTACCTAGAGGAAACTGACGGATTAAAGATTAAGGACGCTGAATTGTTTGAAGTATCGGTAGTATCGGTACCTTGCAATCAAGCAGCTACTTTCTCTCTGGCGAAATCTTTTGACTCGATGGACGAGTACGAAGATTTCAAAAATACTTTCAAAAATAGTGTAGATCTAGCCGGTCAGTCTCTGGCTAAGGATGAAGATTCATTTGAAGCTAGTGATACACCGGATGGAACTGAAAAGTCAGTTCAAAAGGAGATGAAAATGTCGGAAGTACAAACTCCCGAAATCGACCTGGACGCTTTTGCTAAGAAGGTGGCAGAAGAGACTGCTGCTAAGATTGCAATTCGTCAGGCCGAAGAAAAAGCAGCTGCCGAAGCCGACGCTAAGGCCGCAGAAGAAGCTGAAGTTGCTAAAGCAGCTCAGGAAGAAGAAGTTAAGCAAACTATCCGTACTGGTATTGAAACTGGTGCTGAGCGTTTGTTGGCTGACGTACAGAAAGAGTTGAATGATCGCAATGCGAACATGGAAGAGACTCTTGCTAAGTACAAGAAAGAACTCGAAGAGAAGTCTGATGAAATCTCTAAGATGCGTGACTCTAAGCGTGTATTCGCTGATCGTGCAGAGAAGCAAGACATTTCTAAGTGGGGCTCAGACTTTATGGCTGCTCACATGCTCGGCGTAATGACTCGTAAGGGTTGGGACACTGATTTTGCACGTGACATTCAAGAGAAGGCCGGTATCAACTATGCAGCTAACGCCGCTGATATCGATCAAGAAGTTTCTTCACAGATCGAGAAGGAAATCATGCATGAGCTGAAAGTAGCTCGCTTGTTCCGTGAAATCCCAGTAAATGGTGGCGCGACTGTATTGCCAATCCAGACAGACGCTGGTAAGGCTGCATTTGCAACCTCAGCAACTTCTGGTAACTTGGAGAACCGTGTAGAAATTACTAACAATCAGTACAATGCAAAGCAAGTAACATTGAATGCATATCGTCTGGTTTCAAGCACATTTATGGACAACGATGTAGATGAGCAGGTACTTATTAACTTGATGCCTATGCTTGTTGAGTCAGTTGCTCGTGCACACGGTCGTGCGGTAGAAGATGCAATCATCAATGGCTCAGGCTCAATTACTGGTCTTGATGGATACGCAGTTGCTCATGGCACTACTCTTGACATCTCTGATGCTACTAAGTTGACTGCAGCACGCCTGTTGGCAGCTCGTGAGCAGATGGGCAAGTACGGCTTGATGCCTTCTGATGTTGCATACATCGTAAGCCAGAACAGCTACTTTGACTTGTTGAATGATGCTAACTTCCAGACTCTGGATGAAGTAGGTTCAGATCTTGCAGCACGTGTTGTTGGTACTATCGGTGCGGTATACGGTTCACCCGTAATCGTATCTGAGGAGTTCCCAGCAGAAGCGGCTGGCGCACCTGCTGCATTCGCAGTTAACACTCGCAACTACGTTGTACCACGTCTCCGTGGTGTATCAGTAGAGCAAGACTATGAAGTAATGAACCAGCGTCGCGTGTTGGTTGCTTCACAGTCACTCGGTTTTGAAGAAATCATCGCTGGTGCAACCGGTGCTGAGCCTTCAGTTAAGATCGACTTTATAGCTTAATAGCTTAAGTTAGAAACTGGGGAGGTCCGCCTCCCCAAGTTTTTACTAATTGATTCATTATGGCAGATTTAGTTACTCTTGCAGAATATAAAGAAGCAGAAGGAATTGTAAGTCCTAAAGAAGACTTGCGTCTTGCTACTTTAGTTCCAGCAGTGAGTCAATTAGTAAAAACTTATTGTGGAAACAGCCTTATAGATCACTATTCTACTAATAAAGTAGAAGAGTTTAATATTGACTGGCATACTCATATTGTACAGCTTACAGAGAGTCCGGTGAATACTGTTGTTTCCGTAGAGAAAAGAGACTCCGTTTCGGAAAGTTATACTACCGTGGCAACTACAGACTATTATCTTGATAAATCGACGGATAGT